AAAAGTATTAAGACCATCAACAATTAAAACTCGTGAATTTGAGTTTTGATCGTCAACGGTCTTTTCATTTAGCATTTGCTTTAATAAAACGTGATACCTACTTATGTCCATTACTATATTTTAATTTATATTAATCTGTCACTTCTTCATCATCTACAGTTACATCATCTGGATCAATTTGATCTTGATCTCTATATTTCATAACAACTGTTTCACATATTTTTTTATAACAGTATTCTCTTGTGTGATCCTCACTTGTCATTATACCCTTCCACTCCTTTGCTGTAAACTTTTTCTCCTCTCCAGTTTCTTCATTAACTAATGTATAGTAAGCTCCTGAATTTTTAATCAGACCATACTCCTTCATTAATTTTAACCATGAATTAATATCATCTATACCAGAGTTAAAGTATACATCAAACACAGCTTTCTTAAATGGAGGTCCCATTCTATTTTTAATTACTTGAGCTTGTACTTGTACTCCAACTATTTGTTCAGTTACTCCAGATCCACTTTTAAGTTTTCCAATACCCTTTAATCTAATTCTACAACTTGCATGAAATCCCAAAGCTTTGCCACCTGATGTGGTTAGCTTTTCTCCAAACATTACACCCATCTTTTCTCTTAATTGGGATGCACATAATAATAACACTCTTTGCTTTCCAATGGTATTAGTTATCTTACGCATTGCCTTTGACATTAAGATTGCTTTTGTTGTTGCCCAACCATCTTTTTCAAAATCAGCTTCTTGTTCTACTTTAGTAGTTGCTGCTGAGATGGAATCGATTACAATGGTTACTAGTCTATCCTTTGAGCTTTTGCGTATGGTTTCAATAATGTTTTCCACAGCTTCAAAAATATCTTCAATAGTTTCTAGTGGCAGATAAAGCATGTCGTTAACATTTACGCCAATTGCTTTAAGAAAATCCTCACTAAGTGCGTTTTCAGTGTCAATGTAAACTGCTAATCCACCTTTCTTTTGTGTGTTAGCTAATACATGAGCCATTACTAAACTTTTACCTGAAGCTTCCATTCCTTGCAACTCAACAATTCTACCAACTGGAAATCCTCCGTTTGGTCTATTTGAGATTGCCAAGTCTAACAAAGTGGATCCTGTTGAGACCCACTCTGTTAAATCTGTTGGAGTTTCTTCTTCTCCCGTTAGGAAGTGAGCAGCTTTAAAGTCTTTAAACTTTTTATTTAGACTATCAGCTAATAATGAAGCCAGTTCGTCCCTTCCCGAGATTTCCTCGGTTACTTTTTTTGTCTGCTTTGCCATAAATTTTATGTGTTAAAAAGAGAATCAAATGCAGAAGCAATGTCTTCTGATTTTGTTGCTGTAGTTGCTCCAGTAATTGGTTTAACTGCTGCTTTTGTTCCATTAGCTGTATCAGTTGATGGATCTAGCCATTTCTGCAAAGCCTCAGTCATTTCTTCAAAGCTTAACTCTGTGAAAAGCTCTTTAAGATCTTTCTGACCATTTACAATCTTTTCAGCAACTTCTTTTTCTGTTGTAGCTGGTGATGTGTTTGGTTTAACGCGAACTGTGGTAGTTGGAAATGCTCCTTCTTTTTCAGCTGCTGCATATTCTACAGTGATATCACGACCATTCATTAAATCAGTAATGTCACCATAATCTGGATCAGCCATGATTCCCAATAGTTCAGTAAATATTTGTTTTCCAAAAGCCCAAAATTTAACTCCTTCATGTTCTAAACCACGAATGATAACTGGTGCATAAACTCTAAATTTAGGTTCAATTTTTTTACCTAATTTCCAGTCTTCTTTGTCTCCTGATTTTTTTAATTTCTCAGCGAATGTTACAATTGGATCTGGACGTCCAAATGATATTGGTGATATCATTGTACGCTTTCCAATTTCATAATGAAAATACAATTCTTGGAATGGATTGTTTTTGTCGAATGCATATGGTACTACGCGTACTTGTGTTTTTCCGACTGTGGGTTTCCAAATAAATTCACTTGCTTTGTTACCACCACTTGCTTGTTGCATTTGTTGCAACCGTTGTCTAATTTGATCGAGATTAATCGCCATTTTTTGTTTGTTTTTAATTGTTTAACTTACTTGACTTAACTACTATAGGGATTTTTTTTGATACTTACAACTATGTTGTTTAGCTTTTTTATTTTCCCAGGACTAGTCTTACTTGTTATTTAATATACGTAACTTTTTATTGTTTTGCAACTTTAGTGATTAAATTCTTTTATCTCTATTATTTTACACTGTGCTTCACCATCAGCTAATAGTAGCATGTTTTTATAGTGATTCCAGTCAATCATGAAGGTCTTGTCTAAGACTCCATTGTTGAGTGTGCGAATTAATCCATTAAGTGCATTAATGCTGTAATGTGTGTTTGTTTCTTTTTTACGGTTAATAGATATTGTGTCTTTAAGTCTGCTATCAGTGGCTATTACATTATATATACAAACAACATTTACTGGTGCTTGTACATAATAGTAACATTTCATATGAGTCACACCATTGACACTATATGCTTTGTATATTTCGCTGACGCTTGATGGTAATGTTTCTAAATGGGCAAAGGTGCAAAGTAACTGAGCTCTCATATATTACTTTTTTTCTAGTGCATCAATCTGTTTGATCAATGCTGCCTTCTTTTCTCCAAGTGCTGCAATTTGCTTGTCTAGCTCTGCTTTTTGTGATTGTAATTTTGCCACTGCGGTTTCATCCCCAGCAGCAGTAGCTGATTCTAATTCATTAAGACTAGTTTTTCTGAACTTTTTATTGGATTTCTTTAAGTAACTTTCTATTTCGTTACAAATGAATCTTTCTAATATAGCTACACTACGTTTTGATGCCATGATTTATTTTTAATAAATATCTCATAGTTTAGTTAAACGTGTAAACTTTTGTAATTATCTCCCTTTTTGATTTTAATTGGAAACTTTGTTAAATCAATACTTTGTGGTATAACAGTATCTAATAAATATTGTAATTCACAATCTAAGGTATCAAACAATATGCTATCGTAAGTATATAAAACTGGCTTGGTAAGTTTATCTTGTAACAGCTTATGTATATTCTTTAATATAATTACATTACACTCAGTTTCATACATTTGTATAAAATAGTTAAACAATACAGCTGGTGTAAGATCTGGATGATTTATCTTATATATCTCTCTACCTGAAACTGGGCTTTGTATACACCCATTATCTTTCATAGTTTTCCATAGATATTTAGTGTAATCATTTACCTTTTGGAAAAAAGGAATGTGTAGATACTGTTTTTGTATTCCACCATAAAATTGTCTAAAGGTCATTTCTTTTGCTTCTTCTATTTGTTGTGGAGTTGGTGTTTGTGTATTAGCATAATGTTTAGCTAAATGCTCATATGCATTATCTGTACCAAAATCATAATCAATTAAAGTTGCTATTAATCGAGGATGATAGGAATTAAAATCCAACTCAACTAACATGCCTTTTTCATTTCTTGAAATAAACACTTCACGAGTTCCATCTTCCTTATTTAAAGCTGCATAATTTATTCCACCAAATCTATTACTTGGTCTTCCCGTTGTTGTATAGTAGTTATATTCCGTGTAGGCATAGCTACCATGCCTACCAGTACTAGGTCCGAAACGCTCTATAAACCCGTTTAAATCGCATTTTAAGCCATGTCTTTCAATGTTGTAAAAGGACTCAATTAAGTCGTTTTGATAGAAGTCTAATCCTGGTTGTACTTCTTTAATCCATATGGCATTAAATAAATCCATTGCAATTTCTTCATGCTTATATAAACTAATTAATTCATTTGTTTTAAAACAAGTTGGAAACAATCTAATGTAATGATTAACAATACCTGGAATTTCTTGATTATATTGGGAGTTTGTTTTAAGATAGTATTGCATTTTTACATCCTGGAACCTACTTGTATTGTAACCAGCATACTTAAAAGCTATTGTGTCATAGCAATGTATATTACAATCATTTAAAAACTCCAAATCATTTACATTAAAGATTCCCTCTGGATGTGTGTTACTCACGGTGAATACTTCTTTTGTGGTAACGTCAATTAATATAAAAGCTA